TATTAAATGGTTGATTTAGTTAAATATCTATCATATAATGTAGAATACAAGAGAGGATACTATGGCAATTAAGATTGATGGAATGAAGAAAAAGGTTAAAACCAAAGATAATAATTTTGCAGATGAGAAATATACAGGCTCAGAACCAATTTGGGATTATGATCGTGCCTTAACTTTTTCAAATGAGGAATTTGATCATCATCTCCGCCAAAGCCTACGCTATTACAATTACTACTACAGCACCAAGGATCTTAAAAAGTATGTTGTAGCATGGTTACGCCAACATGAAGGTAGAGAAGGTTTACATAAGTTAGATAAAACTACTATTGATCGTTATCAACGTTCAGCCGATTGTCTAACTCCATTTACAGTGTGTGCTTTAATCAAAGCACATGAGCGTGGTATGCCCTTGCGTGATAGTCATGTAGAATATATCCTTGACGCTGTTAAACGTGTATTGACTCTAAAAGCAGACAACGATGAAGATTTTGAAGCTAAGCCAGAAGTAAAGAAACTAGAAGTCTATATTCCAACGATACAAGATCGTATGAACGAAGTAGCTAAGAAGCATATCCTTTATTTTGAAATGCTTGAAGATGCCTTATACACAGGCGAGACTATAGATCCTAAAGCCTACGAATATCTAACAAAAAATAACGTGCCACAGGTATTAATAGGCAAGATATCAGCAGTATTTGAGCCACGCTGTGCAGAAGTACGTGAAGCACGCACAACCAAAGATGAAGATCTTAAAGATGCTTACAGCTATATGAAAGCCGCAGACTACAAACGCTATGACGCTTTCTATGACAAACTATTTGCCGATCTGACTGCCTACAATCAAACTAAGAAAGCTACTAAACGTGCCGCAGTACGTAAACCACCAGCTAAAGAAAAACTAGTCCGTGGCTTAAAATATCTCAAACAAGATGCTGGAATGAAACTGGTATCAATCAATCCGGTAGACATCATTGGTGCAGAACAATTATGGGTCTATAACGTTAAAAATCGTAAACTAGGTCGTTATGTAGCAGAAGACCAAGGTGGAGTGCTTGGTGTTAAAGGCACAACTATCACGGGCTTTAACGAAAGCAAGAGCACACAAAAAACCCTGCGTAAACCAGAAGAACAGGTTAAAGCATTCCTAGCCAGTAATAAAGTAGAACTACGTAAGTTTTTAGAAAACATCAAGACTACAGAAATTAAACTCAACGGACGTATCAACGCTGATACTATCCTACTTAAAGTAATCTAATCCCCTCAAGGTAGCGTAAAGCCAAACTTATCCTGTTGTCGGTAATAAATACAAGATAACAGGATAATTTACATGGCCGAACTACCAGCAAATGTTACAGCAACTACAGGTTTAACAACTACACTAAGTGTACAGACCAAAAGTCTATATAGTAATGTCACCGGCACTGGTGCCGGTCATATTGCCTTTGATTCCAACATAACAGATCAACTAGCTTCACTAGCTAAACAACAAAACGATATCGTTGACTATATCCGCCTACGTTTAGGCTATGGCATGATTGATGTTGAAGCTGATAAAGAACACTTTGACATGGGTATTAAACAAGCATTAATACGCTATCGTCAACGTAGTAGTAATTCAGTAGAAGAAAGCTATGTGTTCTTAGACGTATATCCAGAAACACAAGAATATATTCTGCCTAACTATATCATCGATGTTAAACAGATATACCGTCGTGGTATTGGTAGTGTCACAGGAACAACAGCTAGTCAATTTGAGCCATTTGCAAGTGGATATTTAAACACCTATATGTTAGTAGCCGGGCGTGTTGGTGGCCTAGCAAGCTATGAATTATTCACACAATACCAAGAAATGGCTATGAAAATGTTTGGTGGATTCATGAACTTTACATGGAATAAAGTTACGAAGAAACTAACACTTACTCGTAAGATTCCATATGGTGGTATCCAAGGTAGTGACATAGTAAAAGAAAGTGTACTACTATGGACCTATAACTATAGACCAGATATCGTCATATTAAACGATCCGCAGTCATTCCCCTGGATCCAAGACTATGCGTATGCACTAACTTCGATCAGCATCGGGCAAGCACGTGAAAAATTTGCTACGATCGCAGGTCCACAGGGTGGTACTACATTAAATGGCACAGCATTAAAAGCAGAAGGACAAGCACTATTAGATAAACTTGATGAAGACATCAAGAACTATGTAGATGGTGGTCAACCAATGTGGTGGATAACCGGCTAAAAATCTATTGACTCTCAGTCAATAATTTCGTAAAATAGTAGTATCAATTAAGGGGATTTCAATGAGTTCTATCATCGGTATCGTGGGCTTTATCGGCTCAGGTAAAGATACGGTCGCAGACTATCTGGTTAACTTCCATAGATTTAAACGTGAGAGCTTTGCTAATAGTCTAAAAGATGCTGTAAGCCAGGTATTTGGATGGGATAGAGAACTACTAGAAGGTAGAACTCAGGAAAGTCGTGAATGGCGCGAGACTCGTGATGAATGGTGGACTAAACGCTTAAAGAAAGACATTACTCCTAGATATGTTCTACAGTATTGGGGAACAGAAGTAATCCGCAAAGGATTCCATGATGACATGTGGGTAGCCAGCTTAGAACACCGATTACTTAATACCAAAAATGATATCGTTATCACGGACTGTCGCTTTCCTAATGAAATTAAAGCTATCCGCGCCGCTGGGGGACGTGTGATGCGTATTAAACGAGGCCCTGAACCTAGATGGTTTGATGAGGCGGTGAGTATGAATCGAGGTCCTGCACGTAATATGAACTGGGCACTAAGCAAACAAAAAATAGAAAAACTTAAAGTTCACGCCAGCGAAACTGCTTGGGTAGGGCAGAAGTTTGATGTAGTGTTAAACAACGATGGGACTATCGAAGAACTGTATCAACAGATTGAATCTAGTATAATCAATAATCAGGTACAAGATCGCCTTGACGCCATCCTAAACCCTCTCGGGCAATTTCATATTGACAGTTAGCACAGATTGTTTTTAAGTTAAGAGCGTTGTTATTATTAAAATTACCGTCAACATAGTAGACAAATAACTGCTCCTTATACTTTGCTTTAAAGCCACACTTTTCGCAGTGCTGTTTCTTTTTATAGCCTTCTAAAAACCAACGAGGTTTAGCCGCAGGCTTATTTTTCTTTTTGCGAATACAAGTATCACAGCGAGTTCTATAGTAAGTACGACCATGCATCTTATAGTTGACTGCAACCGGCTTTTTACCACAGATTTCACATATTTTACGGTATTCCATACCAGTATTTAGCTTACTGCAACAAGCGAACCTTTCAAAGGGTACCTAATACCACTAATTCTATCAAATAATTATAAATAGTTTAAAGTAACCTATTTAGAGGAACAAATACTATGGCACTTATATCACCTGGAGTACAAGTAACGGTAACAGACGAAAGTCAATATACCCCAACCGCGGCAGGATCAATTGCCTACGTTCTACTTGCTACAGCCCAAGACAAATTAACACCAAGCGGTACACTAGCTACTTACACAACAGCAGCTAATGCTAACAAATTATTTAACATTACTAGCCAAAGAGATCTAGTAGCAAAATACGGTAATATTGAATTCAATGTTGATTCAGCTGATAACCCTCTACATGGTGATGAGCGCAATGAATACGGCCTATTAGCAGCTTACAGCGCACTTGGCGTCAGCAATCAAATTTATGTACAACGTGCAGACGTTGATCTAGCACAATTAACAGGATCAAGCATCCGCCCAACAGGTACACCAACAGATGGTACTTATTGGCTAGATGTAAGTGCTAGTGCTACTAACTGGGGTATTTACGAATGGACCGAAGACGGTACGACATTTACCTTACAAACTCCAAGAGTTATTACAAGTTCAACACAAGTAAGCGGTACAGTTCCTCTTAGTTCAGTGGGATCTATTGGAGAATATGCAGTAGTTACTACTAGCAGTTCGAATCCTATTTACTTTAAAGGCTATGACAATACATGGGCACTAGTAGGTAGCGACGATTGGAAAGATAGAGTTCCTACTATCACTGGTGTTATTGCTAACCCAGCTAACTTGGCTATCGGTCAAAAAATGCGACTAAATGGCACAAACATTACACTAACAGGTACAACAGTTACATCAGCAGCCAGCGATATCAATAGTGCAAGTATCACTGGTGTTAGTGCTAGAGCAAATTCGACTGGTCAAATTGAAATTTTTGCCGACAGCCTAGCTGCAAGCTCAGGTAATGTTGCACTAGCTAATGGTCAACTAGCAATTGAAAAAGGTGGTACAAACGGTATTGGCGGTACAGACTGCTCAATGCGTTTAGGTATCTTTAATGCCGCAGGCGATTCAGGTAATACAAAAACATTGCTTGGTCCAACAGTGGCATTTGACAGTTATAGAAATGCTCCAGCTTGGAGAGAATCAGATGCTAGCCCTCGTCCATACGGTTCAGTATGGTTTAAAACTTCAGCAACTGGCAACGGTGCAAATTATGGTATCAAAGAGTATGATGCTAATTTAGATTCATTCGTGCTACAGGCTGCTCCGTTATATTCAAGCGATAGTAATGCGATCTACGGATTAAGTCCGGTAGCTGGTG